AATGCGGCAATATTGTCACAATATTTGTTGCTCAATTTCGGTGGCTGCTGGCGTAATAATCCTGCTGCTTTGTTCGGACTTTCCTCCGATACCGAATTCATTCTCTAAACGTTCGCATGTACCAAAAGTTCCAATCATGTCTAAATAGTCCCGGCTTGTGGGTGGGCCTTGATAATAGGACTGTGACAATATTGGAACAATTGGACATGCTGAGTGTTTTCCGTAGTCCGCGAACATCCGCTACGCCAGAAGGATACCAACCACACTCAAACCTCGGTAATGCCAAGTTACTACACTTGAAGTAACAGTTTCGAATAGGTTCCTACTCTCATCATGGTGACTGGAACTCTGAGCGGCCAAACTCAGGGAGTTCTACGTTGCCAAACGTAATCACACTTTGACTCAAGTTGACATGCTGAATCTGTTTGCAACCAGTTCCAATATGTCATGCGGAAATGTCTCCGTATTCTGTTACTTCAATTCCAACTAATGTTACAGATGAATCCAATATTGAATCCAGCTCTAAGATTAATTAGAACAAGAAAAGGGAGCCGAAGCTCCCATATTCTTATAACTCACTGGCAGAAGTAATATGCATGCTCAGAGTTGAGCAATTCTTCTGTTACGATATTCTCGTGGAACATGTTAATGCCACCAAGTTGTTTGCTAAGTGATTCGAACTGATTGTTGGTAACAAATACTTCGATGTAAGCTAAACGAATAACTTCCATCATCTTAGGAGCATCTGCCAAGCAGCAACGGAAACAGTCATGAATAGAAGTGAATCCACGTAATCCAGCAGCTTTAGCATATTTGGCAACAGTACGTGCTACCAATGCATCAATACCCTGAATGTAGTTAACAACGAAGGTGCGAACGAATTCCTCAGGAGTTGGATTGCTCTCACGAATAGTCCAAGGTTTGTTGTCAACTTGCTGACCAAAGATAACACGAGTTTGTGAATCAACACGAATGCTGAATGCTTCACAAATGTCACGTGATGGGAAGCAAGGTTTAAGAACAGTAAGACCATCAGTGTGCTTGTATGTGAAGTAAGGTTTAGCAAGAGCATCACACTTAGCTTTCACAGCAGCCATAGTTTGGTTGATGAATAGGTTAATCTTTTCACCAAGTGCAGCATGTACAGCATCAACACAAAGTTCAGCAAAGTCTGCCAGCTTGGCAATATCAACTTCCAGATTGTTGACAACATAATCACAGAAGTCTTTGTTACCAGTTAAAGCACCAACACCACCACCATACTGTACTGCCATGTATGGAGTCTTGATAAAGTTACGACCTGCTTTAGGGTTGAGGTATGCATCCTTAATCTCATTAGATGGATTCATTGATGATTTAGATAACAGTTTCATCAACTCTACCAGAGATAACTGATATGGGTCAGATGCTTTAGTTTCACTGTCAACCAGACCAGTTGCACGAGCCATTTCCATATTGCCAGCAATGAATGCTAAATACTGAGTACCAGAACATTTAGCATCTAAGCCAAATCCTACACGAGAATCACATGCACCAGTTGTTTCAAACTGGAACCAATCCAGAGCCAGACGTACATAGGTGAATGGCTTCTTAGGAGCTTTGACAATTTCACCCTCAATCTCAACACCATCTTTGCTCATTGAAAGAATGCGAGAAAGCCAGCCTGCTGGGTTTTGAGCTACTCGTGTAAGAGTGGAAGCCTTGTTCCAATATCCACCAGCGATATCATCAAGTTCAGCAATGAACATGTTGTATGCTTCGGTAGTTGAACCATCTTCGTTCAGCTTGTTGACAAAGTTCTCAACATTGTGAGAATACAAGCAACGAGCAAAGTCACTCGATTGTGGATTTGGACCAGCACAAGCAACGTGATACAAACGACCACGATTGTCAGCAAAGTAATCAGAGAACAGGACATCTTGAAGTGCCATTGCTACAGCATTGTTCCAAACATGTTCCTCTTGCTTAATTGCCAGTGGCATCTGCTCACCATTGAAACGCTTGAGTTCAAGCACCTTCTTGATGACTGCAACCATTGAAGCGTCAACGTGATACTCAGTGTCCTGCAAGAACTCAATTGTAGACTTGAGCAACTTGGAAGGCTTAACCTTGCCACCTTTAACAAATGGCTTACGACGATTCTCATCAGTGACACGAACAGTGAATGGAATGCTAGTGTCTTTGGTAGTAACAAGTTCAACCCATGCATCTGTCATCTGGAATGACTTGTCTTCGTTCATGGTGATGAAACCAAAGTGCTTAGCCAAACCAATCAGCTTAACGCCACCATCGATGTAGTGATATTGCTTCATATCGTTGTTGCTAGAGTTAGCACGATGGATAGAAGAGTCAGCAAGTGCAACCATCGACATGGCTGGTACAACGTCATCACGAACGAAAGACGTCATCATGTGGAACATGGCTAACGCAGCCAGTGCACAAGTCTGTGGCTCAAGATAAGACTGTTTCTCTTTGGCACGGAATACTAACGCAGCGATTGAAGGAACAACGGATTTCATAGTCTGAGTAGTGATAGTCATGATAAGCTCCAATTAGTTGTGAGATAGTTTATGAAACGGATTAAGTTGGCGTAGCCTTCTCACAATCACATCCAACTAATGTCTCAGACTGTATACTACCTATCACACGTCATTCCCTTGACCTTGACTCATTAGCGTAGCGCCTAACTTGGTTTGGTATTAAGCCGATAGGCGTAGAAAAAGTTGGAGTAGGGACCGTATTTAAGTCCGATAGGACGTTGGACACTCCCTCCTCGCTTGCCTGAAATAAAAAAAATTATAAAAATTGAATTGTTATACGACACCTAATTTCGTAGCATAGTTTAACTCGAACCCACCGTAATTTCGAACAATTGACCGACCAAGCAGTTCCACTCTATAACCACAATTGACCGACCATTTCAGCATAAATCCTGTTAATTTCCCTTTAGAATAAGCCAATATTGTAGCAATATTTAGCTAATTTTTGACTTATTTTATAGGGAATTATTGTTATTTTCATGCTTAAAATGACTGCATTCCTAACGGAATACACCCATTTCTCGCAACTTACTAACAAAAATATTTAAATAATATTGGCATCAGTGGTAGTGCCAGTGTGATTAAGATTATAGAAGCAACATGGTACCACTTTATAGAGTTACCAACATCTACATCTTTCCATGTTGTGTCTAATCTGAACCTTGCCAATGCATCATCCCTGACAACTTTAATAGGAGGTTTGCCGCTCATTAAACATTTCCTTATATCTACAACTTACCCGGCTTATTTCCAGCAACAATGGTGAACCCTTGTCTCTCCAGCATTTTAGCTTTCTCGAGACTATGAGTCATTTTCCATTTGCCACCAACCCGAAACCAGTATGTAAATCTTGATGTGGTCATGATGATTTGTTTCCCAAATATTCAAAGAAAGTGTGATTGCCAACCTTGCCCAACCGTTTCACATTACCAAATGCACACCTCTCACCTTTAGAACAGAAGTGAGTTGCCTTGGTGATTGGAGTTGGGTTAAATAAAACAATCTTCATAGCAATAGAAATAGTATCCATCACCTGCTTGTTCTCAGTTTCGAGGTGCTTCTTTGCAACACTCTTAAACTTTGCATTCTTCTTCTTCGCATCTCGTGTCCATGCAAACTGATTGCGTTGATAGACAACATCACAAACGGTTGTAGCGAATGGCTTTCCATATGTTGTTCGATTTTGAACGACATTAGCTACAAGAATCTTTCCACGTTTGCTCTCTCCACGAGATTCATACCATATTACTTTAGATAAACAGTCTAGCTCTTTCCGTTGTGAAGAAGTAAGTTTGAGACTTCCATCTAAGTAAGCTTGACTTGCATATTGGATTAACGGGGTTTCGAAAGCTCCAGCCGAAGCCAGAGCATTGTTCGAAAATAGTGCTAAACCTAATGCAAGTGCCTTCAATGTTACCATTGGGCATCCTTATCATTTGGCCTTCTTAAACCAATTTAGCGGATTAAGTTGTTTAATAGCAGCAGAGAAACTATCGCGTACAGTGGTGATGATTAGGTTTGCACCAACAACACCAATAGCCATAGCAAGAACTAGCTGCATAGTTACGTTCGTTGTGAACGCATCGTAAGTTCCAGCAATCTGAAAAGCAAACACTCCAATCAAGCTACACAACAGTGCATCAAGAATGGCTTTCCAAAGTCCTTCACTTTCATATGCACCACGGATTAAGGCTGTTAATCCTGCAAGGAGTCCATGAAGAACTCCATATTGATGCATGTACTCCCAAACCATTTGAAGTGTTTGTCGGTCCATTTGTTTATCCATTATGCAGTGCGTTTCCAGCGAGCATAGTAGTGAACTTTGTTAGTTACGTTAAGTGCAGTAGTACCACCAGCATTGCCAGTTGTTCCATTGACTGTGTGAGTGTGTGCACCCATTACAACAGTGTGGTTGTGAGTTCCAATACCAACTGTATGAGTGTGTGCACCAATTGCAACGTTGTGTGAGTGCGAACCCATTACAACTGTGTGAGTATGGTTACCAACAGTATCTGTGTAAGTTTTCGTACCAGCACCCGGAACTTCTGGAACTGTTGTATGACCACCACCACCATTTAGTGAACCTTCAACACCAGTTTGGTGTCTGTGACTGCCACTACCTGATGTGGTCTTCGTCCCCAAATCTGTGCCAGTGGTTCCCTTAGTTCCATAATCAAATTGAGAGGTAGTTTTAGTACCATGGTCAAATGTTGAAACAGTTTTAGTTCCAAGGTCAACACTCGAACTTGTCGCACCAAATGTATGGTTGTGCACCGGCATGTTTGCAGCACCAATGGTTACAGTATCTGAACCACCAGTTGCACTAATATTGCCAGGAGCAGTACCCACAGTTGAAGATGTTGCAGTACGAACGTTGCATCCGTCGGTAATCTGCACCCACGTAGTTCCAGCAAACGTGTTGTTAGGGTTTGTATTATTATCAAAGTCGATACAAATACCGACTGGATAAATTAAGTTATACAAATCCCGAGTGAGTGCACCAAGAGAATACCCTCTTGCCATTATAATTCCTTATAAAGTTGAGACTTGTTTGTCAGTGAGTTCCAAGTTCCAAATACGGAAATTCCTAACTCGCCAAGTTCTTGCCTCATTTGCTGCCCGGTTCAGTGCAGTTACATATGGGGCACCATTGTTTGAGGTACTTGTGGCAGTTGCAGTAGTGTTAGAACCAACCAACACACCATCAACAAACAGTTTCACAGTGTTGCCATTGAACACACCAACCAATCTTCTCCACACACCAATTTGTGAAGGCAGGGCAAAGTTAGATGTTCCTTCATATACAGCACTTCCAGAAACATTCAACATTCGTTGAGCACGAACTTTTCCGTCTGCCGTAGCCAACACCGTTACGTTATTCGTTGGAGTGTTTATTCCAACAATTAAAGAATCTTTAGTGTCAGTATTTCGACCAGAGCCTTCATAGAAGTCAATAGCAATAGTGGTTCCAGAAGCATTTGTAAACTCAACATCACCACGCATACTGAAAGAATTGTTCGTCAAGTTTGCTGCACCCAATACATACCCAAGAGACGCAATAAAATCTGGGTCAATATTGGACACTGCACAAGACATGCCTGTGTAGGTGTTTATGTCGCCAACCAAAGTTTGTGCATGGATTGGGAGTGGTACAGTATAGTCTGGCTCTTGTGCAGCTTTAAGATTTGGGAAAGAGGCTTCCGAAACAATTGGAGATAGCGCACCAGTTTTACCAACTTGTGCAACACCAGCATCAGAAATACCAATCTGACCATTGCCATTCTTTAGATAAATACCACCAGTCTTTACTAGACCATTCACTTTACCAGAATCAAACCACACACCAGCATTAAAGATTACATCACCAGAGTAAGTTCCTCCGGTTGCAGGGACAGCACCAGCACTAAGGGCAGTGACATCATGTGGGTTATCCTTGTCATCAACGTGAGTTTTAACAAGTGCGCGATACTGAGCAACAATGTTGTCAATCTCAGCTTTGTTGTAGGCATTCAATCTGCCAGCAGTTAGCTTGTGCGGGTTGCCAGTGATATCTGCAATGTGTGCATTGATGTTTGCCACGACAGAATCATAACTTGCACGAGAAACCTGAA